TCGGCTTCAAGACTCGTTATGGCGTAGTTGCTAACCCATTCTCACGTGGTTCAACTGCTTCTGACGGTTCACTAGTACAGAATGTAAACGTCTACTATCGTCGCATTCTTGTCGCAAATCTTATGTAATAATAAGAATCCAGATTAACTGGACAGAGAGGGGGCTTCGGTCCCCTCTTTTTTTATATTATAAATATGTGATAAGGAGTTATATATGCCAGCATTAAACAATCAACCAGATAATTTAAATTTCTTATCGCCACTTGGGTTTAGATTCTTTTTCAAAAGATCACCCAATGTGAATTTCTTTCTTACAGAAGCTGGTGTTCCTTCTTTGAGTGTAGAACCTATTCCAATTAGGACTCCATTTCAGACATTAAATGTTCCTGGAAGTGGCGTTATTAATTATGGTGATTTTGATATTACATTTAAAGTAGATGAAGATATGCGCAATTATCAAGAAATATATGATTGGATAATTGCTAATGCTGCGCCAGAAAGATTTTCTCAACACTCAGTTGTTAGAGATGCGCCTATAGTATCTGGTGCTGGCATTCATTCTGACGCTACTTTAACAATACTAAATAGTGCGTATAGACCAAATATTGAATATCAATTTCAAAGAATGTTTCCTATCAGTTTATCAAATCTTAGATTTTCTACAGCAGAAACAGATGTAGAATATATTACTGCACAAGCATCTTTTAAATTTGAAATCATGACAATTAATAGATTGACTTAGTATCGATTTAATGTTATATTATAAGATGTTTATGTGGAGATAGAAATGAAGATAGAAGAAATATTCGATTTATGGTCTAATGACAGTGTAATTGATATAACAAATATTAGTCAAGCATCTACTGATGTTCCAAAATTACACTTTAAATATTACAAGATTTTCTCTGAAGAGAGATTACTTCTTCGTAAGTATATTGAAGAAAAAAAGCAATTGATACTACTAAAGTCTGAATACTATAAAGGTGAATTATCTCATGAAGAATTACAAGATAATGGCTGGGAACCTTTTCTAAAGAGACTTCTCAAATCAGATGTACCACAATACATAGATGCAGATTCAGATATAATCAAGTTAAATTTAAAGATTGCTTTGCAGCAAGAGAAAGTAGATTTACTAGAATCTATATTAAAGACTGTAGCAAATAGAACATTTCAAGTAAAAAATTATATTGATCATGAAAGATTTAAAGTTGGTGGATAAAGTTAACATTACTAAAGTGAATGAAGTTTATATTAAAGTAGATTGTGATCCATCTATTGCTATGGAGATATCTGATCTTTTCACATTCACTGTTCCATCTGCTAAGTTTCATCCATCATATAAAGCTAAGTTCTGGGATGGAAAGATAAGATTATTCAATGTTAACACCAAACTCCTGTATCGTGGTCTATTAGATAATCTTGTAAGTAATTTAGAATCAAGAAACTATATTTCAACAATTGACAAATCATTATACCCAAACCAGAATATCAAGTCAAGTGAAATATTAGAGTTTGTTAAAAATTTAAAAACACCGTTTGCACCGAGAGACTATCAGTTAGAAGCATTTGCACATGCAATCACAAATGAGAGGTCATTGCTTCTATCACCAACAGCCTCTGGCAAGTCATTTATTATATACTTAATAGCGAGATATTATGATGTACGCACTCTTATTATTGTTCCAACTACTTCTTTGGTTCATCAATTATCCTCTGATTTTTGTGAATACGGTTTTGACTCTGCTAGAAATATTCATAGAATCACTGGTGGTGTTGATAAATCAAGCGATAAACAATTTACAATCTCAACATGGCAATCGCTATACAAACTTCCTAAAGACTATTTCGAACAATTTGAAATGATCATAGGTGACGAAGCTCATTTATTCCAAGCAAAGTCACTTACTAAAATTATGGAAAAAACTATAAACACCAAGTATAAGTTTGGTTTCACAGGAACACTTGACGGTTCTTTAACAAATCAAATGGTATTGGAAGGTCTATTTGGTCCCGTTCATAAAGTAATATCTACTGCTGAACTGATAGAGAAAAAACACTTAGCAGACTTTAAAATTAAGTGTATAGTACTAGATTATACAGATGCAGAGAAACAAGATGCCAAGAAGTTTTCGTACCACGATGAAGTAGATTTTCTTGTAAGAAATGAAAGAAGAAATAAATTTTTATGTAATTTATGCACTAATCTTGAAGGAAATACACTAGTACTATTTCAATTTGTAGAAAAACATGGTAGACTACTATATCAAATGATGAAGGATGCAAATAATGATAGAGAACTTATGTTTGTATTTGGAGGTACTGAGGCTGAAGATCGTGAACAAGTTAGAAGAATTACTGAGCAAAGCAAAAATGCTATTATTGTTGCTTCTTATGGAACCTTTTCAACAGGCATCAATATTCGTAATCTTCATAATGTCGTGTTTAGTTCCCCAACTAAGTCTCGCATAAGAACACTACAATCTATAGGTAGAGGTCTTAGAAAATCAGACACGAAAACATCAGCAGTACTATATGATATAGCTGACGATCTTAGATGGAAGTCACATGTAAATTTTACGTTGAAACATTTGATGGAACGTGTTAATATATACAACAGTGAAAATTTTGACTATAGAATGTATAATTATAAGGTATAGATATGCCAGTATTCGTTTTTACAATGCAGAATGGAATAACATTAGTAGCAGATTTAATGTCTGAAACTGATGATGCGTTTATAGCTAGATCGCCATTAGCTCTAACACCAAACGAAATGGTTAGAAATAATGTTCTAGCACATAAAATATTTCCATTTACCGAAAGTGATATTGTTGAAATAAACAAAGATAAAATTATGTTTTTAGGTACACCTGAAAATGATTTAATAGACTATTATTTTGAGATGGTTGCTTTTTATGAAAGCAAGCGTGAAATGAAACTTACTTATGGATTGAAAGGTGCTGTAGAAGGACAGAGTAGACTCTCAAAGTTCATCTCTAATGTATTAGAGAAAAACGATGAGGATGATATTATTCCATCCAATACAACAATACATTGATATGGCAAAACATTACGTTGATAATAAAAAACTATTTACAGTTTTAGTTCAGTATAAAGGAGATGTAGAAGAAAGAAAAACAAATGGTCTTTCTCCTCCTCCTATACCTGAGTATGTTGGTTTATGTATTTTGCAAATTGCAAATAAGTTATCGACAAAAGCAAATTTTGTAAACTATATGTTCAGAGAAGAAATGATTTCTGATGGGATTGAAAACTGCATTAACTACATGCATAACTTCGATCCAGAGAAATCACAAAATCCATTTGCATATTTTACGCAAATCATTTACTATGCGTTTTTGCGTAGAATTCAGAAAGAAAAGAAACAGTTATACATTAAGCAGAAATCACTAGAGAACCTTGTATTAGAGGGTAGCGTAAACGAAAGTCAGCCTGATGACGTTTTTAGTTATCCTATCAATGTAACATTAGATAATGATTATATGAATGATCTTGTAGCATCATTTGAAGCTAAGAAGGCAAAAGACAATGAATAAAGAAATGATTGTATATGTACCACAGATTGTAATTGACGTTGCTGAAAACTTTGCTAAGAGTAGAGATACGTCAAATGCTAAAAACAATTATATGATTCGTTTAGAAGCTATTCGTGACTATTGCAATATGGTACTTGAGCAAGACAAGAAGAATCCGAATAATCATTTTAGAAAGGCAAAGCGTTGAAGAGAGTTGGTACTAATGGTCCTATTAAAAATGTAAAGGAGAGTCAGTGATGCGTATAGCACTTATAACTGACACGCACTTTCGGTATTAGAAATGATTCGATAGCTTCCCATGATTATATGAAAAGATTTATTGATGATGTTTTCTTTCCAAGACTAGAGGAAGAAAACATTAAAGATATTATTCATCTTGGTGATATCGTAGATCGAAGAAAATATATTAACATCTATACTGCTAAAAGATTGCATGAAGATTTTCTGCAACCAGTGAGTAATTATAACTTACATATTATAGCTGGAAATCACGATACGTATTTTAAGAATACTAATTCTGTAAATGCTCTTCGATATGTTATTGAGGGTAGATATGATAACATCACTCTTTATGATAATGTTGCAGAAGAAGTAGAATTTGATGGAATAAAGATGCTTTTTGTTCCATGGATTTGTGATGAAAACAGAGAACAAACACTAAAGGCAATTGATGATACAAATGCTCAAATATGTATGGGGCATCTTGAACTCTCTGGTTTTGAGATGTATAGAGGGTCTGGTGCTTCCCATGGTGATGATCCTAACATTTTCAATAAGTTTGATGTTGTTTGTTCTGGGCATTATCATCATAGGTCTAGTAATCGTAATATTTTCTACCTTGGAGCGCCTTGCGAATATACTTGGGTTGACTTCAATGATCCAAAAGGCTTTCATATTTTTGACACAGAAACGAGAGAACTAGAATTTATTCTTAATCCGTATTCTATTTTTAAAAAATATCATTACGATGATTTAGACAAAGATGTTTCTACTGTTACTAATATAGATGCGTCAGAATTTTCAAATTGCTATGTAAAAGTGATAGTTAGAAATAAAACAAATCCATATTGGTTTGATATGGTGATAGATAAATTAGAAAAAGCTGGTGTTCTTGATCTACAAGTAGTAGATGATCACTTTCATATAGATGATAGCGAAGATAGTGATATTGTAGATCAAGCAGAAGATACATTGACAATCGTGAAGAAATATATCAATAATATGAAGTTTGATGCTGATAAAGAACGAGTCAATAGCATCATGATTGAATTATACAATGAAGCTCAGAGTTCGGAATGATTTTATTCAAAAAAATAAGATGGAAAAATTTTCTAAGTACTGGTAACAAATTTACAGAGATTGATCTATGTAAAAATGATACTACTCTTATTATAGGTGAGAATGGAGCTGGTAAATCTACTTTACTAGATGCTCTATCTTTTTCTCTATACAACAAACCATTCAGAAAGATCAATAAGCCACAACTAGTCAATTCTATTAATAATAAAGATTGTTTAGTTGAAATTGAATTTCAAATTGGTTCAAATCAATATAAAATTATAAGAGGTTTAAAGCCAGCAAAGTTTGAGATATATGTTAATGGGAGTATGATCAATCAAGATGCTGCTTCAAGAGACTATCAAGAATTCTTAGAAACTAATATTTTAAAATTGAATTATAAGTCTTTCTGCCAAGTAGTTGTCATTGGCAGTGCTTCTTTCGTTCCATTCATGCAACTCACTGCACAGAATAGGCGTGAGATTATTGAAGATATGCTAGACATTCAAATCTTCTCTACAATGAATTCATTATTAAAAAGCAAAATATCAGATAATAGCGATGACATAAAAGATACAGATTATAAATTGAATCTTGTTTCTGAAAAGATTTCTATGCAAGAGAAGTATATCACTGAAATGCAAAAAGACAGTGATGAACAAATACGTCTTATACAGAAAGAAGTAGAGAGCAATAATCTTATATGCAAAGAACATAAAGAAAGTTTCAACAATACATTAGAAGATATTAAGAAGCTCAAAGATAGTATATCTGATCATCAAAGTGTTTCTAAAAAACTAAAAGAAGCTACATCAATTGAAATGGATTTGAAGTCAAAAGTAAAAAGACTTCATGAAGATATAGTATTCTTCAATAAGCATGATAATTGTCCTACATGTAAACAAGAGATCGATGATAAATTTAAATGTGATACTGTTGAAGATAGAGAAAATCAAATTAAACAAACAGAAGATGGCATGTCACTTCTTCTGAAAAAAATTGAAAAGATCAATACAAGATTAGAAGAAATAGCAGAAACGAATAGTAAGATTACTGATCTTAATATTCAACTCGCTACTTTGAATACTAATATTGAAAACATAAAGAAGCATAACGATTCTCTAAAGAATAAAGCTCTAGAACTATCAAACAAGAGGGATGCATATAATAACAATGATAGCATTCTTTCAGAATATGAAAAAGATTTTGATGAACTGACTGCTCATAAGAGTAGCATTCTAAAAGAGAAAGATGCTTTGCAAATTGCAGCATTAGTATTGAAAGATGGTGGTATTAAATCTAAAGTGATTAAACAATATGTACCAGTTATAAATAAGCTAATAAACAAATACCTTGCATCTCTAGATTTCTTTGTTAATTTTGAACTTGATGAAACTTTTAATGAAACAATTAAATCTAGATTCAGGGATGTCTTTTCATATGCTTCATTTAGTGAGGGTGAAAAGATGCGAATCAATCTTGCAATATTATTTACGTGGAGAGCTATAGCAAAACTAAGAAACAGTGCTTCAACGAATCTTTTGATAATGGATGAGGTACTGGATGGTTCTCTTGATAACAATGGCACAGACGAATTTCTTAAAATTCTTGCAACATTGACAGAAGATACAAATACGTTTATCATATCACATAAGGGTGACATACTCTTTGATAAATTCACAAATGTAATTAAATTTAATAAGAAGAAAAACTTTAGCATGGTGGCATAATGGAATTAGTTATTGGCGAAAAAGATGTTCTAAAACAACCTTGTCTTGCATTTGATTTTGCAACTCCCCCATTTGAACCTATTCAATTCGCACATGATCTAATGAAGTTCATGTATGATAAGAATGGTATTGGTCTAGCTGCGAATCAGGTAGGGATTCCTTATAGAGTTTTTGCGATGAGGGGATCACCAGAAAACTTTGTGTGTTATAATCCAAGGATTGTTGATAGATCAGAGGAACAGATTTCCTTAGAAGAAGGGTGTCTATCTTTTCCTAATCTTATTGTCAAGGTAAAGAGATCAAAAGAAATTCGTGTTAGATTTCAAACACCTAATGGTCAATTGCTCACGAAAAAATTTATTGGAATGTCTGCTAGAATTTTTCAACATGAGCTTGATCATCTTGACGGAATGATGTACTATAATAGAGCTAACAAATATCATCGTGACAGAGCATTCAGAAAGGCTAAGATATGACAGAGGAAAGAACAGAAGTTAATGGCTTCTGGGTAGATGATTATTTTGTTCATATACCAGAAAATGGTGAAATTATTGAAGAGACAAAAGAGGGGCTTTCAATTAAAGTTGCAATTTTTGATAAAGAAGCTAAAGTTGTCGATATGACACCAGAACTGCATGAGAAAGTTTCTGCTGCACTAACTAAGATTCTAGAAGCAGCAATGGATGAAATTGAAGGTGAGAATGAGTAATGAACATCTTTTACATTGATGAATGCCCTGAGCAATCTGCTAAGTGGATGGTTGATAAACATGTTGTCAAGATGATTCTTGAGACAGCCCAACTTCTATCAACTGCACATCGTGTTATTGATGGCATTGAAACAAATGCTATTTCTGAATCAGGTAGAAATAAAAAGATATGGATGTTACGTGATGATCGTGAAAATATATTGTATAAGTCCACACATATAAATCATCCAAGTTCTATTTGGGCAAGAGATACCATTGTCAATTATCAATGGTTGTGGAAACATCTAAAATCATTGTGTGAAGAATACACACATCGTTATGGTAAAGTACATAAAGTAGAATCAAGTGGTTTAATGGATAGACTGTACACACCACCATATGATATAAAGAAACATAACATGACTACAATGCCCTCGGCTATGGATGAAGAATACAAGATTTCCAATAACCCTATTCAAAACTATAGAAACTACTACAAACTAGGAAAAGCATCACTACATAAGTGGACAAATCGCCAAAAACCAGAGTGGATATAATGACTAATTTTGAAAAAGTAGCAGAGTTCATGAATGCGTTTAAGCAAGACGTAGAAACAGAACCACAGTGGACAAGTGTATCGGAACTAAGGTATAGTTTGATTGATGAAGAACTAAAAGAACTTCGTGAAGCACTTGATGATAGAAATCTTGTTGAAGTAGCGGATGCTTTGACTGATCTTCTGTATGTTGTTTACGGAGCGGGGCATTCATTCGGCATTGATCTTGACAAGTGCTTTAAAGAAGTTCATAACAGTAATATGAGCAAACTCGGTGAGGATGGCAATCCAATATATCGTGAAGATGGAAAGGTTCTAAAAGGACCCAATTATTGGAAGCCAGATTTGAAGAAGGTACTATTTAATGGATGATAAATTAGAATATACAAAGCCCAATGTTAGTTGGTCTAATGACAAAGAAAATTCAGTCGAATACAAATTTAATGAAAATAATCTAGTCAAAGAATTGAAAGAATATATTGGCAGTACATATACAAAACATTATGTTGGACCTGATAATATTCAGGCATTCGAATTGATTGCTTCTGCTGGTCATGCAGAAGGGTTTACTATTGGTGATATCATCAAATACGCAGCAAGATATGGTAAAAAGAATGGTAGAAATAGAGCAGACATAATGAAGATTCTGCATTACGGCATTCTATTACTTTATACACACGATAAGGAATGTAAAAATGGAAATTAAAATTGATATTGGTGAATTGCGAAAGCGTAAACTATTTGTTGCTACGCCAATGTATGGTGGCCAGTGTAATGGTCAATACGCAAAAGCTATGTGTGATTTGACTGGAACATTTACAAAGCATAATTTAGAACTTCGTTCTTATTTTCTTTTCAATGAATCTCTAATCACACGTGCTCGTAACTATTGTGTTGATGAATTTATGAGATCAGATTGCTCACATCTTTTGTTTATTGATTCTGATATCGCTTTTAACCCGCAAGATGTTATTGCACTACTAGCATTACAGTCAGATGATTCGCCATATGATGTAATCGGAGCGCCTTACCCAAAAAAGTGTATTACATGGGAGAAGATCAAGCAAGCAGTAGACAAAGGTGTTGCTGATGAAAATCCAAATGTATTAGAAGACTTTGTTGGTGATTTTGTTTTCAATCCTGTCTTGAATCCTGGTGAACAATCACGTAGTATCAAACTTGATGAACCAGCAGATGTTCTAGAAATTGGAACTGGGTTTATGATGGTGCGTCGAAAGACATTTGAGATGTTCAATGAAGCATTTCCAGAAACATCATATAAGCCAGATCATGTTAGAACTAAAAACTTTGATGGTTCACGTGAGATCATGATGTACTTCCAAGCAGAGATTGATGTAAAGTCTAAAAGATATCTTTCTGAAGATTATTGGTTCTGCCAGAAGATTCGTGAAATCGGTGGTCATGTTTACATTTGTCCATGGATGCATCTACAACATGCTGGTTACTACAACTTTGGTGGCAAGCTACCAGCTCTAGCATCAATCGGTGCTTCTGCAACTGCTGATCCATCATTGCTTACAAATACAAAGAAGTGAGAAAGGTAAATTGTTATGAAACTAAGTGAATCTACTGTTAATGTTCTGAAGAACTTTTCTTCTATCAATCCTTCTATTCTGTTCAAGCCAGGTAATGTAATTTCTACAATTACACCAACAAAGACTGTTATGGCAATTGCTAATGTAGCAGAAACATTTGAAGTAGAGGCTGGAATTTATGAGCTTTCTAAGTTCATTGGAGTTCTGTCTCTTTTCAATGAACCAGAATTGAAATTCAGCAATTCCAAGATTGATATTAAAACAGACAAGAGAAATCTTTCTTATGTTTGTGCTAATCCTGAAATGATTATCTATCCATCTAAGTCTATTACTATGCCAGATATCATTGCAGAATTCACACTTCCAGAAGAAGAATTTATTGCAATGAATAAAGCAGTATCTGTTCTTCAGCTACCAGAAATTATTATCGAATCGGAAGATAATAAAATCTTCATGGCTGCTACTAATCTAAAGAATCCAACAAGCTACAACTATAAAGTTGAACTTGGAGAGACTGATAAGAATATCAAAGCAGTTATCAAGACAGAATACTTCTCTAAGTTGATGCCTAATGATTATGTGATTTCTATCACAGATAAGAACATCTGTAGTTTCAAGTCTGATAAAATCACATATTATGTTGCACTAGAGAGCGTATAAGTATATAAATTATGTTTATGTGATGTGGAGATTATATTATGCAAGAACAGTTTGTTTGGGTAGAAAAGTATCGTCCGAAACGTGTCCAAGAGTGTATCCTTCCACAAGACCTCTTGGACACGTTTCAATCTTTTGTAGATAACAAGAACATTCCAAATCTTTTGCTATGCGGCGGTGCTGGTGTCGGTAAGACAACAATTGCCAAAGCAATGCTAGAAGAACTCGGTTGTGACTACATGATGATCAATGGTTCACTGGAAGGTAGAAACATTGATATACTTCGCACTACAATTAAAGACTTTGCTTCTGCTATGTCTTTTGCAGGTGGTCGCAAGTACATCATTATGGATGAAGCTGATTATATCAATCCTTCATCCACACAACCAGCTCTTCGTAATTTCATTGAAGAATATTCTGCAAATTGTGGATTCATCTTTACTTGTAATTACAAGAACAAGATTATTGAACCTCTAAAATCTAGATGTTCTGTGATAGACTTTAATATAGCTGCTGATAAAAAGCCTGAAATCGCTCTCAAATTCATGAAGCGTGTTTGTAGCATTCTGGATCAAGAAGAGATTACTTATGATAAGAAAGTTGTTGCTGAATTAATCAATAAACATTTTCCAGATTGGCGAAGAGTTCTAAATGAACTTCAGAGGTACTCGTCTAATGGTACAATTGATACTGGCATATTCGTAAATCTAGAAGAAGGTAATTTAAAAGCTCTTATAAAGATGCTTAAAGATAAAAACTTCAAAGATATGCGTAAATGGGTTGCAGATAACATTCATAATGATGCTGTTAACATATATCGTGCTTTGTATGATAATGCTTATCAATATGTGAATCCTTCAGACATTCCAAACCTTGTAATCATTATTGGCGATTATATGTACAAGAGTGCTTTTGTTGCTGATCAAGAGATTAATATGGTTGCAGCTCTAACACAGATTATGATGGAAGTGGATTTTAAATGAACGTATTCGATATAGTAAAAGATATTTCTACAGAAAAGAAAAACATTCTAAGAAATGATGATAATGCACATAAGCTATATGATGCATTTACGATCAATAAAGCGTTTTCATATTATAAAGATACTATTATGTATGCGAATGAGATGAATCAATATGCAGAGTTACCAAAATCATTACAAAATGATTATTATATAAATAGTATTAGACCTGCGAAAAGATTCTCGAAGTGGCATAAAAAGATAGACGATGAAGATATTAATGCTATTCAGGAATATTATAAGGTGGGTTATGCTAAAGCATCTGAGTATAAAAGTATTCTTACTAAGAGGCAGTTAGCTACCATAAAAGAAAGAATAATAAAAGGTGGTTAATAATGGAAAATATTCTAGATAGTTTTATTGAGGTCAGATTAAAGAACTCAGAAGATTTTTTAAAAGTAAAAGAAACATTATCTCGTATTGGCTTAGCATCTAAGCGTGATAATACTCTGTATCAGTCTTGCCATATATTTCACAAACAAGGAAAGTACTATATTGTACATTTTAAAGAGTTATTTCTTTTAGATGGTAAAGAATCAAATTTCTCTGATCAAGATTTAGCTAGAAGAAATAGAATAGCATCTTTATTGAGTGAATGGGGACTGATTGATATTATAAATCCTGAGAAGATAGAAGATAATCTAGCTCCTCTAAATCAGGTAAAGATTATTGCTCACAAAGACAAAGCAAATTGGAATCTACAGGTAAAATACACAATCGGTAATGATTACATGCATTCAAAGTGATTATCACGATCTGTTGTGTAATAAACGTCCTTGATGCCAAACGTAGCAATTGCTCTCTGACAACCAGGACAAGGTTTAGCCAAACCCCATACCTTTCTTTCATCTTCTGATGAGATTTGCTTCAATCTACAAATATACAGCGTTGAGCGTGCCAACTGTTCTTGTGTTAGCACTTTCAACGCATTTTTTATAGCATCAGTCTCAGCATGAAGATATATAGCATCCTCATGCTTCGAAAACTTCTGTTGGAATGGATGCGTCTTCAGCTGATTTGATCCAAACGAAATGAATTCGTTCTTATAGACGATCCCAGCAGATATCTGCGCTCGGAACACTCTGGGCAAATCACGAGCGATCAAGCCAAGAGTTTTAAAATATTTGTCGTGTTTCATGATAGAAATATATGTGATTTTTCAGAAAAAATCAAGAAAAATCATAACCTACTGTTTTTATTAAATAAAAAAACTTCATTTTTTGAAAATAATTGTTGACTTGCCCGAACAGATATGAGATTATACATCATCAACTGACGGAGAAATGACATGACAATCAATGAAGCAATCGGAATCGCTGAACGTCTTGAAAGTCTGTTTCGTCGTTCTCATAACTTTGGAAAGAAAAGAGAAGACATTCTTGAAGAAGTATGGGATATTGCAGATGATATGAGGAAATGGGCAGATCGTCTAGATCAAGATATCATCAAATCGTGTTCGAATGAACAGGAGGCATAAGAATGGAAAATCCAGCAATCACATGGACGTTTTCTGACTTTTTGAATGAACTTATCCATCTCGATGAGATATCTGAAATTCCCGGAGTCAATGAAAAGCGCCAGAACATCATCGATCAAATGTGGGAATTCTTTCCACAGGAATCAGTAGAAATCGGTCTAATCGAAAAGGTGAAAACATGGTAGATCATATGCAAATGCTTGATATTATTGAAAATCCAATCGTTGATGTTCGTGACTTGGAATCTGAGTTGACTGAAGTCCTTATGCGTGGTCTGAAGGGCGGACTGTTCGAAGCAGACATGGTAAAGCTCTTGGACAGTCTCACTGAAACTCTTTTGGAGGAGGTGTAAAATCAAAGAAATTTGATTTTTTTGAAAAAAACTGTTGACACAACATCCAAATATGATAGGATGTATATGTTGATAACACAGAAAGGTAAATAAAATGGC